GTCTTTACCAATAGCGACATTAGATACAGATGTAGCTGATGCACTACCAGTAGTAGTGTCCATTGCCCCATATCCAATAGCAGTATTACCCCCTCCTGTTGTATGCCCTTGTAATGCCTGATACCCAATAGCCACGTTCCCAGCACCAGTTGTGAGGGCGGCTAAGGCAGATGTTCCAATTGCAATACTACCATCAGTAGTATCACCAGATAAATTTCCACTTAATGCACTTGTACCAATTCCAATACAATTACTATTATCCAGATTTACCCATTCACCACCACCTGCATCGTAACCTATAAATACACAATCATCAGATGCTTTGGATACTGAACCAGCGTCTGTATCTTTCATTGCATAAGAACCTATTGCAATATTCCTTAATCCACCAGTGTGAACTAACATGGAGTTAAAACCTATCGCTATATTGTTCTCTCCACCCTCATTTGCCGCCAAAGCTGATACACCCAGTGCCACATTTTGTGAACCAGTAGTATTAACATTTAACGCATCTTTACCGACCGCAACATTACTATCTCCTGATGTTGCAGTTGCTAAAGCCGCATATCCGACCGCTGTATTAAAATTTGCACCATCCATAACACCAGCAAGAGTGCTTCCACCAACAGCGACATTATATCCAGAGACAGCATCAGCCCAAGCTCCACCCATTGATAAATATCCAATAGCCGTATTATGGTCTGAATCTACAGCCGCTTGGTCAACTTGGTGCATCGCTTGGAATCCGACTGCTGTATTATAAGTTCCAGTAGTCAATGTATCTAAAGTTTGGTAGCCCACAGCAGTATTTCCAGCACCAGATGTCAATGCCTCAAGAGAGGTTGAACCTATTGCTACCGTACCAATAGCGGTATCATTATTTAATGCGGCGGCGGCATTACTACCAATAGCTACTACATGACCTTGTGAAGTAGCCACATTAAGAGAGCCATTACCATACGCTGTATTTTGCTGACCAGAAGTTATACCAGCTCCAGCCCCTCTGCCTACGGCAGTATTAAAATCTCCAGAAGTTATATCTTCAAGGGCTGTATGTCCTATGGCTACGTTATATGTCGCATCTGTTGTAGTTCCAGTTCCCATCGCCAAGTGACCTACTGCTATATTGTAATCTGCTCCAACATCTCCAAGTACAGTTCCAGCATTTGTTAAAGCATGATAACCAAAGACTGTATTACCAGTATTACCATCATTATTCGATAGAGAGATTCGGGAGTTGGAGTCGAGAATTAATTTATTTGAATCGCCACAAGTAAATCTAATTGAACTTGCACCACCCCAATACATTCCAGTGCTTGTGTCACCTTCAAAAGCATAGACAGGGCTTGATTCACTACCAGCACCAGAAGATGACATTAATTTCCAAGAACCATTGGTTCCGCTGGCTTTTATACCAGTATTATTAATCCTGAAAACGGAAGTTCCATTTATAGTAAATCCAATGTCGGCTGTTCCCGTTTTATATAGTCCGCAATCTGGCTCGTTTATAAAACTTATAGATGGAGCGGCTACTGTGCCGTCTGAAAACAATACTTGTCCTGCTGATGTGATACGAACTTTTTCAGTTGCAGTGCCAGCACTTCCAGTTTCAAGAGTTATGTCTCCAGAATTTTCACTTGTGCCTTCAGTTTTAAACCGAATGGCGGCAATTCTATTTCCAGCACCAGCTTGTGCTTCAATCACACCAACGGTGTAATCGTCTGATAAACTTGTGTTTGTGTTTGCTAAAACTAAAGCTGAAGTTTGAGACGCACTCGCAGTTGTTATCGTTTGATTCGGTGACCAAGTTGATACTGGAGAGCCACCAATTCCGACATTGCCTGTTGCACCATCAATGTTTAAATCACTCGCAAATGAACCACCTCTATAACTTTCAAAAGACATAGTTCCACCATCTACAACTTTAATTTTTCTTAAATCAGCATTATTAGCCGCTATGTCTGGGTACATCATAAACTCTACAGAACCAGTATCATTTGATGCTTGTAATCTTATGTTAGCATTTTGACCGTCTATTCTAATAGCATTCCCTGTACTATCTTGTGTAATCTTTAATGCAGTAGCACCAGTTGCTGATGCGTGGTCATTTCTAATATGGCAAACATTAAATGCTCCTGTATTAGAAGAATTAGAAGTGATTAATGTTCCAGTTCCAGTAGTTAAGACATTACTATTAAGCTCAACTGAAGTTCCAGTTGTTGTTTCAGCATCCACATATAATCCAAGTGCAGTAGCATGGTTTTGGTCAATAAGAAGAGCCGAATCAGCACCGCTTTGAGTTATAGTAAGACCAACAGTAGCCTCTGTGTTAGTAATTGACATATCACCAGTTAAAACTTCTGAATATGCGTAACTCCCACCACCACTTACAGTTAAATCACCTGAAATGGTCAGGTCGCCAGATATTGTACCGCCTGAAGATAATCCAGACTCTGAACTAAGAAATGAACTTAACATATTATATCTCCACTACTTTAACGGTTGTAGCAGCAACACCCAGATGATTAAAGTAAATCGTATTACCCAACCCTCTAGGTACAGTTATAAATACCAGTGTACTGCCGGGGATTACAAGATCATTTGCAGCTATACAGTCATCTGTTGTACCAGTGGTACCTGCAGTTCCAAACCTAAAATATATATTCCCAGCTGCATAAATGCCAAGCTGGGCTGCTCCAGATACATCAAGATGTATCGTATCGGTAGTCGCTGTACCACCGTGTGTAGATGAAACAGCATTAACTGTCCACTGACCTCCCGGTCCGCTTGCGTTTACGCCTTCTTGTACTGTGAGTGAATGTAGTTTTGCCATGTTTGCCTCCTGCCCTAAGGATTGACCATCCGTGAATGGGCTTGTTATTTATATTACATTAAGAATCCATCTGCAGGTTTAATACTAAACCCTGTGGAATCAAAGTTTCTGTTACCATATTCTGTGCCCATTTTCTTGCACAGTTCCCAGTAGTTCCTGAAGTATCCAGACTTCTGTAAAGACTGAGGGTCTTGTGACATCTTATTTTCATAACCTTTCATGATCACATAATGTGCTAATCCTTCATGAAACTGAGTTGGTATATTAGGTTCTTCTGTAAGAGCAATACCAGTACCAGAAGCAACAAAGTCTTCATCATATACGGAACCATATACTCTCACTGTCTTTCCTGATGTAGCTGTGCCAAAACTTGTAGTAGCATCAGCAGTAGTGACTTTAGCTATAGCAAGAGAAGGAACGTGATATCCTGTGGATTTCTCTGATGTATACTCTATCCACCAGACATGCTCTAAAGCTTTTGATCTTTCATTTGTAGCCATTATGAACTCGAATATTTTTCTGGTGGGTCTTGCAGTCTAGATATTTGGTAATTATTATAATCAACTCTAGCAACATCAATAAACTTATGTTGATCTGTTACACTTGAGTCACCATCAAGATCATTAAGCTCGTAGTAGCGTGTACTTGATCTACTGGTGAATGTCTGCTGACCTTTTAGTATTCTTGTACCTTCACAGAATTCATCCAGTGCTTTATTGAGATGAAGACGTATTTCTGTATCGCCCATCTCAGGATGATGCATTTGTACCATTTCGATTATTTGTGTCTGTGTCATATTATTTACCTATCGTTTAAAATACCAGCAACATGAACTTTGACTGTAGCACTTCCTTGAGCAGTTGGGTAACTGCCTGTGCTATCCATAGTACAAGAACGAGCATGACAATCTTCAACAGAAGAATTGGGAACTTTAACAATTATAGACTCTCCAGCTCCTATGAACATCGTTGTTTTTAAATTATAAGCAGCTGTTCCAGCGTTAAAATCTATACCAATACCCTCAGTAGATGTTGTTGAAAGATTTTTTATAAAAATCCATTGAAATGTATCGGTAAGGGAAACTGCAATGCCAGAACCAAGATAATCATTACCGGTTCCTAATAAATTTGTACTAGCTCCATTACCAACAGAAACCTCTGCAAATATCCATTTTTCAGCAGAATCAGCTGGAGTATAATTGCTTATTCCAGATATATTTGTTTTTATTTCATCTAAAAATATAGATACTGATACTCTACTATTTGCATCATCTGCCATATTTTATCTCACCTTTTGTTGTTGTGGATTGCTAAAAGCTTGATTGTATTCACCTTTTAAATCTTGAAGTCTCGCTGTCATCCATTGATACTCTGCTGATTTTTCAGCCATCTCCTGCTGGTATGTCTGAATCTCTGCACCTACGAGTGCTTGATATTTTGACGCATCTGCGGACACTCTCTGTAGCTCTAATGTATAATCTTGTATTGCTGCCTGTAAAGTAAGGTCTGCTTCTTTTTGAGCATCCTGCATATTAATCTGAGCTTGCTGAAGATTTCTTTGAATGGCAGCTTGATACTCAACATTCGCATCATTAAAAACATGCAGTTGATTTTGCATAGCCTGTCCATAGGCTTGTATATAAGTTGATATCTTTTGCATTTGTGCATTTGCAAGTTCTACATCTTCTTCTGTTTCTATCATGTCAGCAAGAACATCATACCAGTGTTGAAAATTTGTAAAATCTCCAGTTGTTCCTATAGCTCCAGCAACTATCGTTCCAGTTATTTCTTGAGTGTCTCCACTAACTACGGGTGCTGTATATGTAGGGGCAGTAGGTAACGCAGATATTGTTATTGCACCCACTGAACCTCCTGATATAGTAGGAGCACTTGGTACTGTAGCTGGTGCAGATGCACTCAAGCTAAATGTAGATATATTAATTGAAGATAAATAACTTTGTAAAGATTTTATACTAGCATATAATATCACTAAGTATATCTTATCATTTGGAAAGAATTTTATACCAGTACTGGCATGATCTAATGCACTTCCATCTGTTTCTACAGGTGAATTATTTACATAATAAACCTTGAATGCATTGGGATCAGCATCTGGGGCAGGAAAAACGCTTATGCCCCCGTTGTCAAGAATTGTATATACAGGATTATGGGTAGTGGCAAGATGAAGACTTCCAGTCGCTACTGCCTGCCCCTGCTTTGAAGGATGAATCTTTGAACACTCTCTCCAATCGTTATCGGTTCCAGACTCTCTAATTACAGAAGTAATTTTAGCTCCGTTTATATCTAGTCCTTGAGATGTCTGTTCGGATGAAACAGCCAGGAACATGTGGTCATCTGATGGTTTTATTTTCAGATGCTT